TCTAGGGTAATATCACCCTTCATCGTCCACGTCGCCATACTTTTTCCTCCTGGGTATAACTTTAGTTTTATCTTTATGCACTAAGGTTTGCGCATGCGCAGGAGTCTTTTTACGACCAAATATCTTATCCCAGTTTTCTTCAAACTGTTTCTGATTAATTATTGGTCGTTGCTTACTACCTTTACCTCCGTGCCATTTACTCATACTTAATTATATCCATTTATTTTATTAAGTGCAACTCAGTATTTGGTACTGCTCTCATAAGCTCATTACATTTACTACATGAATAACTTTTACAATTAGATCTTTTTATATTAGCTTCTACTTCTTGACAGGTAAATATTTCTCTTTTAATATTTTCCGGTAAGGTCAGCCATTGTTCTCTTTTAGTTAAATGATCAAGAGGAGCAATAAATTCAGTTTCAACACCATATACTTTTAGGTACTGTTCCCATACATAAAAAATAGTGACCGCTCCTTCATGCATCTCGTCACCTAATTTATCATCTTTTACTACTGCTCCAGCACCACAATGTCCAAAATAAATTTTTGTAATATTAGGCCATCTAAGGTTAGCATGTGTGCAGGAATACACCCAGTTATGTATAACAGGAGCCCATTTTGGATCTCTGTAGCCAAATTTCTCAGAATAAAAATTTCGTGTTTTAGGATCTACAGGTAAGTCAGTTTCTTGTTGATATTTAAAAACATCAACGTTAAAAATTTTTGACATATTCTGAACGCTTTCCCATTCAGCAGGCTTCATTCTATTATGAACACAAAGAGGTGTTTTATTATTATTTACTGCCCAATTAACTACAGCTGTAGATTCTACACCTCCTGACCATGGAATTATACAATCATAATTAGCCATCAAATTTTTTATCAGGCATTGATGTTTGCATCTCTACATAAGTCTTCATAAATTTTCTTACTTCTCTTGATACTGATGTATCGTTATCCTTACAGGCTTGCTTAAACTGATCTTTTAATTCACCTGGAACTTTTATAAGTAATTGAACTTTCTCATCCATCTCAAAATCCTCGTTATTATATATATTATATATATTATTTATATATCACATTTGGAGCGATACATGTTCATAAAATTACACAAACTAATGAAAGCAGGACGAATATATAAAGTTTGGGACTTAATGTCTTAAATAAATTCGTTAAACTTACTAGTTAAACCAGCGCCTGCTTTTGTATTATCGAAGACAGGCGTATCTTCAACAATATCATCTTGGGCCTGTTGCTCAACATCATATAACTTCATTTTAGATCTATCAACACCTACTACAAATCTTCTATTATAGTTAGGATCACTATATCTATTCTTTAACTGCTTAATTAATATCTGAGCTAGGTCTTCTAATTCCTCTGATGATATAAGAGCAAACATAAAGTCAGCAGTAGCAGGAAGACCAAACGATTCAGAAGTATCAGTAAGGTCTACATCTGTATTACTATAACCCGATCTAGTAGTCTGAGTAGCACTAATAATAGGTACATTAAACTCAACAGCTAGACCTCTTAGCTCTTCAGCAATAGATTTAACAATAGTATATGAATTAGCTGATGCACCTTTTACTCTATGACTAGCACAGATGTTTAGATAATCAACGTAGACTACGTCAGGTATAAATTGTTTCTTTAGTTTTAATTCATTAAGTAAATGTCTAAAGTGACCAGTATGAGCAGCTGCAGTAGGGTATTCTTTTATAATTAATTTACCATCAGTCTTTTTAGATACTCTTTCTAACTTTTTATCATAAGCCTCTTTAGGTAGCATCTTAAGCTCATCTAAAGCTGTATTCAATAAGTTAGCATCTATCCTCTCAGCTATCTTCTCTTCAGCCATTTCAAGAGTTATATACAATACGTTATAGCCTTGTAAAAGATTACCGGCAGCACAGTGACACATGAAGAGAGACTTACCTACACCAGTACCAGCTAATGCTATATTAAGTGTCTTTCTAGATAATCCACCTTTAGTTACCCTATTTAAATAATCTAGGTCGAAAGGAATTTTTTCTTCTTTCTTCTTATAAAATTCAAATCTACTATCAGCATCATCAATAAAGTCATGACCTATATTATTATCAAAGGTAACTGATAAGGCGTTTGAAAGAAGCTCAGGAATAGCACCTTTATCTTGAGATGTCTTGCCATCCATAATTTGAATACTTTCCATAATGGCATTATAGACTGCTTTCTCTTGACAGAACTTTTCAGTTTTATCAAGTACCCATTCTTTTATTTCTTCAGTAGGTTCTTCAAACTCATTAACTACTTGTTTAGCTTGATCGACTTGATCATCAGATAAACCAGACGAATCATCTAGTTCAACTAGTAAAGCTTCTTTAGTAGGGCATTGATTATAATTAAGATGAAACTCATTAATTAATTTATAAAGCTTTCTAATAACTATATCACTAAAGTAAGACTCGTCTAAGAAAGGGAGAGCCTTTCTAGTAAAATCGTCATTATAAATTAGGTTACTTAATATAGTTTTTTCAATCATCTTTTTACATCTACGTTAAATGAAATAGTTATTCTCGGTTCATCTGTTTCCCTTTGCTCTGGAACAGTATGTTCGACCCAACCAGGCCACATTAGTATTGTACCTGATTCAGGACTAAATTTCAACTCTTGCTCAAACCTATTTTGTAATTCGTAGCCATTTCCAGCCCAAGATTTTATTAATGCGTGCAGAGGGGATTTAATTTTAAATGGGGAGCTAGTATCATTCATCTCAATAAAAATAGTTCCAGAAATAAATGCTCTTCCATGATCATGCCAATCATGCTTAACTCCAGGTTGATAAACATTATACCAGATATTTAAATGGTCATCATTAAGAGTAATTTCTGATTTAGGGCCAAAGATAGAGGTAATATATTTACTACCAAAATAGGTAATAGTATCCATAATATCATTATTACAATTTAAAGGGAGTAACCTATCATCGTAATAAGAAGTGTAATGTTTTTTGTCGTTAGGTTTAGCAGCTCTATGTTCTAATATTTCTTTTTTTATAGAAGGAATATCTAGTCTAGTCTTCTCCCACAACATCGGAATCGGAAACAAGTTCTTCATCAGCAGCTCCGTACATAAATTCCTTTTTAGCAGCTTCTTCTAGCTTACCCATTATTTCTTCTGTAAAATATTTGGTAGGCTCATTATAAATAGTTTTAGCATATTGCTTTGTTCCATCAGGCAATTCTATTCTAGTTGATACTTGCTTAAATACTCCATGCTTAATACCAAGATCTAATAAACCATAAAATCTATTTAATCCTTTCTCAAAAGAAAGCTTAACTTCTACTTTCTTTCCTTCTTTAGATAGTCTAGATTTATGCATAGTAACTTTAATAATATTACCTACTAGATCAGTACCTTCTTTATCTTTCTTTTTACCAAGCATTACAATAGTAGATGCAGCATACTTAAGACCAGATCCACCACCAATTTCTTTCATAGGTACATATGATCCTACTACATCATAAACNTGGTTAGTAACTAGCATAGGTATCTTTACTTTAGCTAACTTAAGAGTAAGTACTCTAAAAGTAGCTTTAATAACTTGAGCCTTAGTCATATCCCTTGTCTCTTTACCGTCAGCGGTATCTTCCATCTCTTTAGTAGTAGATAATAGGCCAAGTGAATCAAGAACGAACATCATAGGAGGACGCCTATCTACAGGTTGCTTACTATAATTATCTATTACATTAAGAGCATGAGTTCTAAAGTTCTGAATAGTATCAGGTTCAGCTAAGATAACTCTCTTAGTATCGATACCTCTTGATTCCATCATCTCTTTAGTTACAGCAGCTTCAGTATCATAATAAACAACACCAGCGTCAGGATTATTCTTTAAGAAGTTTTGTATAACTCCTAATACAAAAAAGGTCTTTCCAGTAGCGGATTCACCAGCAAAAGCTGTAACTTTATTATTAGGTACACCACCATATATAGAACCAGATAGGGCAGCATTTAAAATATAACTGCCAGTATCAATAGATCCAGTATATTCAGCACTGCCTGTACCATCGGCAGCTATTACAGTATCTTCATCTTTAAGATCTTCAACTAAGTTTCTAAAAAAATCACTCATTTTTTCTCCAAAATATCTTTATTATAGGATACTTCTAGTCTAAAGTCAACTACCTTTGTAAACTTTATCAAGTGCATCATTAAATTGTTCAATTTTATCTAACCTTTTTGGCCAGTATATATAATCCTTTTCTGGATTTTGTTTAAGGTTATTTAAAAGAGGTATAACCATATTATATAATTTGTTAAACCTATCTTCTAGATCAGAAGCTGTAGCACTTGCAGTTTGTGCTTCTGCTTTTACTTCTTGTACTGCTTCTAGCTCATCAGCATCCATAGCTGAAAAACCAAAATCAAATGAAAAGTCTGTATTTGCCATATGTTCTCCTATTGAAAAAATAAATCTAAGTTCTGTTGTTTCTCAACTACCCATCCTATCTTTTCAATTATAGTTTTCATCGGTTCAAGGAAAGATTTATCAAATTGCATATCATAATCAATATAAACATTTAAACCTAACTGCTTAGGAAGCGTATTAGGTACGGCTATCACATTTTCTCTACTTGGATTAGGAAGTTTTAAATAACAGAATTTCACCTTATCACCTTCTTGAACAGGTTGAAACCTATCAACCTTTTTCTCATTCAAGAGATGATTATACATTAGAGCGCCTCTAACATGAATAGGAGTTCCTTTCCTATAGATCATAGCTGCGTCTGAATATTTAGCAAGCCCTTTACATCCTCTCGGAAAAGCAACTTCCTCGAAAGGTAGCTTTCTAAATTCTTCTCTCTTTTGTTCTATAAACTCAATAATAGCTTCTTGATCTTTATCCATAATAACATCAAGAGCTTCTTTAATATATTTTCTTACCATTGCTGGGGTAGAAGATCTAACAGCTTCAATACCCATCATCTTTAATTTAGGGCTTGCATATCTTACCCCTTCTGAATCAAACACGTTCATGATATATCTTTTCTTAGCAGTCCATATAGCTTTATTGCCTATATTTTCTCGCTTCATAAACATTTTGTTTTCCATTGCATTTACATAGGTCGCAAGTTTTCCATAACCCTTTTCAATTTCTGGTTCAAGAATCTCAGCAGCGGACTTATCAAGAAAATCGATGATTCGCTTAGTCTCAGCGCCATCTGGAAAGACTTTATGTACAAGCGGTGCCATATTAATGTATAGAGAGTCCGTATCGATTGCAATAACGTAGTCCTCATTATCAGTCTCCAAAGTTTTATTAAGTAAATTATTAATTACATTCTCAGCCCATCGAATAGATAACTGACCACCTTTAGTAATCGACTCGGTATTATTCATATCAAACCATCTAAAGTATTCGTTGCCTAATGCACCATAAGCTGAGTTAAGTTGAATCTTTTTAGCCATCTGCATATTATGACATTGAGCTATTTCATTCTCTAAAGCTTTAGTAGGAGTCTTTTCATACTTCTTCTGAGCTTCAATCATTCTATTTTTCCATACAACTCTATCATCATACATCTTACGCATCAGTTTAGGTAAAAACCCTTCAAAGTCTCTAGTATAATAATCACCATTGGCAGATATAGAACAGTTTTCTTCTTTAGCAGTTGCTAAGGTATTATTATTCCAGGCTCCGTCTAATATTTCTTCTATAGAAGGCGCCCTACCAGACTTACCAACATAAGTCTCAGGTGAGATATTATATTGCATAATTAAATGCGGGTACAAAGAGTTGAGATCGAACGATACAACCCAATTATGCATTCCCACCTGAGGATCTTTAACATAAGCACCTTCAGCAGCTCTTTCTTTATCTACTTTCTTAAACTGAGGTACTACAATATTTTTATCAAGTAAATAGTTATGAATAATAAGATCCCACATTCTAACAGAAGTAAAGGTATCTTGATAGTTAACTTTAGCATCATAAGCAATAGCTAATACTTGCTCAATAAGTTTAAGTTTATCATCTAATCGTTTAACAAGTTCAGTATCTAAAATATTATAGTCAATAAACTTTTCCCAATCATGTTTATATAAATCAAATAAGCTATCATGCTCGGAATAATCTAATTTACGTTCACCTAACTCTACATGAGCAATATGATCTAATCGATAAGACTCTTGCATAACAAATGTAAACTTTCTATATAACTGCATATAGTCTAATATAGATATACCTAGTGGATCGAATACTTGATTAGGTCTTCCTGCTATAAAAACTTCTCGTTCCCTTAGTTGACCAAAAGGAGATAATTTCTTTGCGTAATCTTCACCAATAACTCTACTTATACGGTTAATAATATAAGGTATATCAAAAAACTCAACATTCCATCCTGATACAATATCAGGGTCAACAGCTTGCCAGCAATCTAAAAAGCGAACTAATAAGTTAGCTTCGTCAGTAGCTTGAATATATTTTACATTTTTTTGTTTAGGGGTATAGGGTTGACCACCTATAGCTATAATTTGATCTTTAAATTGTAAAGTGATGGCGGTTATTTCTTTATCAGCTTTTTGTATGTCAGGGAAGCCTTCATCAGCAGCCACCTCAATATCTATATAAACAGTTCTTACAGTATCAGCATCATATTTGATTTCACCATGATAATTATCATTAATATAAGTATATGCAAACATAGGTAAGCCATAAGTATTCTTCCCTTGAATGTCTGTATTCTCTTTTATATATTTTTGAGCGTGATGAGGGTTATCAAACTCCCTCTTCATTACATACTGACCTTTTAAAGTAGTAAAACCAGTATCGTAGTTTACCGGACCGGTAAATAGATAAGGTCTACAAGGCTCGGTATAACTAAAACGTTTACCGTCCTCGTAGCCTCGATGAAGGATTTTAGATCCTCTTATTTGAACGTTAGTATAGAATTTCAATAGTAGTTACCCGCATAATCATAGTATTATTATATACTCCTTGAGTATAGATATCAACTAGTTATGTTCTACTATTGTTCCTTCTTCAGTATTATCAGAAATAAGACTAATTCTCTGCTTAAGATATGCGATAAAGCCAGCATCCATTTCTGTTCTTGAATCTAATTCAGTCTTTAATGTGTCCCAATCAGCATCATCTACAGCAGCTATTTCATTTTCTGTTAAAGCATCTAATGCTTCAAGAATAATAAGAGCGTGCTGAATAAGTGAGGGAACAGATGCCCAATCAGCTACTTGACTTGATACAGCGGATTCTGCAGCCGTAGCAGCTTCATCAGTAGTGTCACTGCTTACGTGTTCGTCCATTTCTAATTTTAAAACTTCTAATTGTATTGCCATAGTTTCTCCAGTTTGATATATTTAGCTAAAATATAAGACTATTTATCCAAAACATAAAAAGCATAAAACCAAAAACTGTAACTTGAATAACTGATGCCCAGAAGACTTGTTTCATAGGATGTATTTCAGTAAGTCTCTCAACCCAGCTTTCACTAGGGGGAGATTTGCTATTTGTAAGATTTTTTTTTCTTTCATCCTCTTATACAATAGGTGAAACCACATATATACAAAACAAGAAAGTTGCAATAAGAATAGTTAGTTCTGCTGTATTCTGAAGATCGAGCAGAGTAACTTTTTTAGATTCTTTGATTAATTTACCAACCAATTCAGTCATTTAATTATAAACCTCATTAATAATATAATATAAATATGTGATATACGCAGATATTTAGCTCAAAAAAAAGGGAAGACTTACACTTCCCTAAAAATAACTTAATTATTTTTATTCTGCTAAAAATGACTTGACAGATATATCTTTTCCTATCTCAATAGTGCGAGGCTTCTTTTCCTCTGGAATGAACTTCTCGAGTTTTATAGTTAAGATTCCGTCTTCGACATCAGCTCGTTTCACAATTACATCAGATGCAAGCACAAAGTTTTTATGAAAGCTTCTTGATGAAATACCATTCCAAACTGTGTTGGCTTTCTCTTTATCTGTAATCTCACCTACTACGGCGAGATTGTTTTCCTTAAGAGAAATCTCTATGTCTTTTTTACCAAAGCCGGCAATAGCCATCTTAATGAGATAATTCTCATCATCTTCTTTGATAATATCGTACGGGGGGTAATTAGTATTATTAGTTAATCTAGTTGATTGAAGTTCAGATAGGAGTCTATCCAAACCAACTGAGTGTTGATAAAAAGTATCAAACAAATTGATCTTATTCATTTTTTTCTCCTTAAATAAGCAAGTTAAAATAGAAGACCCGTTTTCGGCATCTTCATATATTATTTAGGCATTTTTTTTAAAAAGTCAACTAATTTTATAAGATTTCTTTTACTTTAATATAAGAACTTTTATGAGTAGGAAGTTCTATATTTAAAATTTTAGATAGTTTAGAAAA